TCGATGTAGATGCTGCTACAATGCGTAGGGGCGCATCCATCATTGGCTGCAGGTCAGACGCATACAATGTGGAGCGAGGCCATCTAGGCGTGGTGTTCCTATCACGCGCGTATGGCCGGAATGTTTGGTCAGGCTGTCCGAACTCCATGACTTGTCTCAAGAGACAACTCGCGAAGTTCCACACGACAGTCCACCTCCAGGGAGTAACTGAGGCTGACAAGCTAAAAGAGAAAGCAAGATCATTTCTAATGACTGACCGCCACACACCGGTACTAGGTGAAATCTGTCAAGCGGTAGAGCGCATCTGTGGACCACTCCACAGGTCAGCAGCCACCAAACAGATAGAACGTTACCAGTCCGACCTTCCCAACGACGTCCAATATCCCAACTGGCGAGAGGATTGGATGGAGGAACTGGCGGTAGATGAGCTCCCACATTTTGACTTCATTTCTTTTACGAAGTATGTGGACGAAGCCGACTCATTAGATATGCTCTTAGACCTCCCGGCTTTCAACCAAGAAACCGTCCCCAAGGTTAAGACTGCCCCTGTCAACATCAAGGGAGACGTGTTTGGGCCGGAAGAGGAACAAGTGGAACAAACCAAGGCAACGGTCACGAGACGAGGTGGCAGAGCACGCAAGAAAGCAGTGCCGCCACAGACTGAGCAAGGGACAGCCGCACCCATGATGAGTCCTGAAAGAGGACACCATGGAGTAGCGAAACCTGAACTCAACAGAGTGATTGACTCTAGGTCTCAGAAAGATAAGGTTCGCAGGTCGACACCATACGACCTAGCCAGCTTCCAGAAGGGAATCCCCAGCAGACCGAGCATTAGGAGAGGGGGCAGAGGCCGAAAGACCTCCAACCGAACTTTTGCTCAAAGTGCTGCCTTTAAAACCTGGAAGTTAGTGCCATTCTTTCGACGCGATGGCCATGCACAATTGATGACCCCTACAGGGTCTTCATAGTGCAGCACCAGACGTCCTTGGACTGGCTACTCTCCGGGTGTGTGTGGCACCCGTCCGATATATGTGTAAAGCAATCAATCATATTGAGAGTAGTCCAGAATAATAGTAAATCGGAAAAACCGCAACAGATTGAAGTTGAAGAAGAAATGGCAAAGAAAAGAAATGGCGGACAGAAGACAAAGACCTCCCAAGGTCTCGTCTATCGTTCGCAGCAGGTCCACCCCAAACTTGTGGAACACGTCTCCGGTCTCGTCAACCCGTTCGCACCCACCGCAAACGGATCGAAGCTTCACGATGAGAACGCTTCGAAGACTTTCACTTTTCAGTCAAGACAGATTGTTGATGTTACTGCTGGTTTGTTTGGTACTGGCTATACTGAGATTGGTCCAACTATTAAAGAGTATCTTAAGCGTACAGACGCTAACGACAACACAATTAATGAACAAGCAGTCACCGGGAGTGGAGCCAACTATGACAGTTTTGACATAGCTGACTACACCGAGTTGTCTGCAGGATCGATTAGGTATAGAGTGGTTTCTTGGGGAGTTCGTATTACCGCGCCTTACATGACGGAAACGGAACTCAAAGGAACCCTGTTGGTTAGAGAGCTGTCTTACACACGCGCTTTGACCAACGTTGACCAGATGGATTTGTCTGACAGTTATGTTAATGTGCCTATTTCTAAGGATTTGGATATCACAATCATTCCCAACCATATTGGAGACACTTACAAG